ACTATGAATTAGCGTCTAAAATATTAGCTGACCCAGTAGAAATGGAAAGGAAAATAAATAATGGTACAAAACATATCATGGAAAACATCGAGCAAATCAGTAGCACTATTGATGGTCTTGATAGTGGCTTGCAGTTGCAGCCTACTTCCAACTAAACAAATACAAGTTACTGCAAAACCTTTACAGAAAAAAATTGTGCAGCCGATCATGCCCAGAGAAATAGATCTCAAGGAATTGCAATGGATAGCAGTAACACCAGATAATTGGGAAGAACAATTAGCAAGAATCGAGAACCAAGAGGGTGAATTAGTTTTCTTGGCCATGACGATACCAGATTACGAGGTTATGGCATATAACATGCAAGAGATAAAAAGATACATTACCGAACTTAAGGATGTAGTGGTTTACTACAGAAAAGTAACAACAACAGGGGAAGAAGAATGAATATATCAGAAGAAGGCAAAGCCTTAATTAAAAAATTTGAAGGGTGTGAGCTAGAGGCATATCTGTGCAGCGCGGGAGTGCCTACTATAGCTTTTGGCAGAACCAAGAATGTAAAAATGGGTGATACTTGCACGCAAGAACAAGCGGATGCCTGGCTTGAAGAAGAGCTTGAAGAATATACTGGATATGTTCTTGACGCTGTAACGCAACCTCTGGACCAAAATCAATTAGACGCTATGGTTGCCTGGACTTACAATCTTGGGCCAACCAACCTTCGCAGCTCTACGCTCCTTCGTGTTTTAAACGAGGGTAAAATGCAAGAAGTCCCACAACAAATGCGCCGCTGGAATAAGGCAAACGGTAAAGTTTTGCCAGGCCTAGAAAGACGCAGGTTAGCAGAATCCATGTTATTTGAAGGAAATCCAAACTGGCATGAGGTTTAGGTATTTGCCCATGGTAGTTTTTACATTGCTTATTATTTTGTCAACAGTGTTTATTCAATTATACTTTCCTTAAACGCATGTCGCGTTTAGGGTTGGGTAGCTACTATGTCACTACCTGGTTGCCTGGCCCGACTTTATAAAAATGAATGAAGTTTCTTTAAAAGATTTCGATATATTATCCGAGCAAGACAAAGCCGAGGCCGTAGCTTTGTTGCACAGGTACGATCAATTAGATAAACAAGATTCCTGTCAAAAAGATTTTATTGGTTTTGTAAAACACATGTGGCCGGAGTTTATAGAAGGCCGTCATCATAAAATTATTGCAGAGAAATTTAATAAAATTGCAGACGGTAAACTTAAAAGGCTAATTGTTTGTTTGCCACCCAGGCACTCTAAGTCAGAATTTGCCTCAACATATTTTCCTGCTTGGATGATGGGCCGCAGAGGCAATCTAAAAATAATACAAACCACGCATACCGCTGAACTAGCAGTTAGGTTCGGTCGTAAAGTAAGAAATATTATTGACAGCGAAGAATATCAACATATTTTTCCGGATCTACAGCTGCAAGCAGATAACAAATCAGCAGGAAGATGGACAAGTAACCAGGAAGGTGAGTTCTTTGCTGCTGGTGTCGGTGGTGCTATTACAGGTCGTGGTGCGGATCTTTTAGTGATTGATGACCCACACTCAGAACAAGACGCACTATCGCCGAAATCTTTAGAATCTGCTTATGAATGGTATACCTCTGGTCCTAGACAGCGTTTACAGCCAGGAGGCATTATCGTGATTGTTATGACCAGGTGGTCTACCAAAGACCTGGTTGGCAAAGTATTAAAAAAACAAGGCGATGATAATGCTGACCAGTGGGAGGTGGTTGAGTTTCCTGCAATTATGCCAGAGTCAGAGCTGCCTTTATGGCCAGAGTTTTGGAAAAAAGAAGAACTTTTAGGCGTAAAAGCATCTTTGCCAGTATCAAAATGGAACTCGCAGTGGATGCAAAACCCAACCGCAGAAGAGGGATCCATAGTAAAAAGAGAGTGGTGGCAGAGATGGGAACATGAAGATATACCTCCATACTCTTATGTAATACAAAGTTATGACACGGCTTTTTCAAAAAAAGAAACCGCTGATTACTCGGCTATAACTACCTGGGCAATATTTAATGCCGGTGATGAAACCGCAGATGCAATTATGCTTTTAGATGCCAAAAGGGTCCGTGTCGATTTCCCAGAGCTCAAAAGAATGGCCATGGAAGAGTACAGATATTGGAACCCAGACTGTGTGTTAATTGAGGCCAAGGCATCTGGAACACCTTTGACACACGAATTGAGGCGCATGGGCATACCTGTTACGGCATACAGTCCAAGCAGAGGCCAGGATAAAATAGCCAGGATGAACAGTGTTGCCCCGATATTTGAGTCTGGAATGGTCTGGGCCCCAGAGCATGATTTTGCAGATGATGTAATAGAAGAAATGGCATCTTTCCCATTTGGAGATTATGATGACTTTTGCGATAGTGCTACAATGGCTTTAATGAGATTTAGACAAGGCGGTTTTGTTTCATTAGATGAAGATTACCAAGACGAGGCCAGGCTTTTAAAATCTAACAGACAGGTTTATTATTAATGAAAATATTTTTAACAAAATTTATGTGGGACGGACAAGAATATGTGGGCCCAGATATACATGCAAGTAATCATGCTAACGCTGAACTTATAGCTGAGGCACAAGGGTTAATTCTCGAAGGAGAATTACAAAGCATTGTTCAGCTTGACGATCTTGATGACATTAACAGACCCAGAGTGCTACACTAAAAAATTATGGCAATAGAAAAAGCGCTCGGAACCGAAAACAATCCAGACATTAGAGTACAAGGATCTTCTGTTGAAGTTATGCCAGAAGAAACCAGGCAAGATCAAATTGCAAATGCAGCACAAATCTTAGTCAATGAAGAAGAGATCTTGTTAGATGATGAAATGTTGGAAGAGCCAGCTCCACAGATGGATTTTAACGCTAACTTGGTTGATTTTGTAGACGAATCAACTTTACAAAAAATATCATCTGATCTTTTAAGCTCTATCAAAAGCGACAAACAATCCAGATCCGAATGGGAAAAAACATACACCGATGGCCTGCAATATCTAGGTATGAAGTTTGATGAATCCAGATCACAACCCTTTGAAGGATCCTCTGGAGTAATTCATCCCATTCTTGCAGAGGCAGTCACACAATTCCAGGCCCAGGCTTACAAAGAAATGCTGCCAGCAAAAGGTCCTGTAAAAACAGAAATAATTGGTGCCAGAACAATAGAAACAGAAAACCAAGCTGAAAGAGTCCAAGAGTTTATGAACTATTACATTATGAATGTAATGAGTGAGTATGATCCAGAGCTTGATATGCTTTTGTTTTATTTGCCGTTAGCTGGATCTGCATTTAAGAAAGTCTATTTTGACAGTGTGACAAACAAAGCAGTATCTAAATTTATACCGCCAGAAGATTTAATCGTGCCTTACGAGGCATCTGACATGACCTCAGCCGAAAGAATTACACACTCAATCAGCATGTCGCTCAATGAAGTCAAAAAACAACAAATCACTGGTTTTTATGCAAATGTTGAGATCACAGATGAAACTTATGATGATGACGAATCTGAAATTGATAAGGCCATAGATGAAATTCAAGGTGTTGAGCCAAGTTATAAAGAAGACAGAAATAGAACGGTTTATGAAATACACACTGTTTTAGACATAGAAGGTTTTGAAGATTTAGATGCAGAGGGCAGACCAACGGGATTAAAGCTACCATACATTATTACCATTGATGAGGATTCAACCTCTGTGCTAGCGATACGCAGAAATTACCAAGAAACAGATCCACTTAAAAACAAAATAAACTATTTTGTGCAATACAAGTTTTTACCAGGCTTAGGATTTTACGGACTTGGCCTGTCACACATGATTGGCGGCCTATCAAAAGCATCAACATCAATACTCAGACAGCTGATCGATGCTGGCACACTGGCCAATTTACCAGCTGGTTTTAAATCCAGAGGCATGAGAATTAGAGATGAGGACGAGCCTTTGCAACCAGGAGAATTTAGAGACATCGATACGACTGGTGGATCTCTGAGAGAAAACTTAATACCTTTACCAATCAAAGAGCCAAGTAACGTTTTAATGCAACTATTAGGCTTGTTGGTTGATTCTGGTAAAAGGTTTGCTGCCATTGCAGACATGAACGTTGGTGATATGAACCAGGCCATGCCAGTTGGGACTACTGTTGCTTTGCTAGAGCGCGGCACCAAGGTTATGAGTGCTATTCATAAAAGATTACATTACGCGCAAAAAGTTGAGTTTCAAATACTATCAAAAGTTTTTGCTGAATACTTACCACCTGTGTACGAGTTTGCTGTCGGATCCGGCGGACAAGAAATTAAAAGCCAAGACTTTGACGGTCGAGTTGATGTAATCCCGGTTTCAGATCCAAACATATTCTCACAGAGTCAAAGAGTTACACTTGCCCAGGAGCTTTTGCAAATGGTGCAATCTAATCCACAAATACATGGGCCTATGGGCATGTATGAGGCTTACAAAAGAATGTATGCAGCTCTAGGCGTTGATAATGTAGATTCTTTGTTACAGCCACCACCAGACATGACGCCGCAACCAATAGACGCTGGTATAGAAAATGCTGGTTTACTTATGGGCCAACCTGCCCAGGCTTTTGAACAACAAAACCATCAAGCACATTTAGATGCACATAGAAGTCTATTTTTAACAAGCGTGGTAAAAGAAAATCCACAGATTCAATCTATTATCATTAGTCATTGCATGCAGCACTTACAATTCTTGTCAGCTCAA